CGCCTCTTGAAAGGCCTGAATGTACTCTGGGGCACGCTCCTGCAAGCCGCGCAACTGCGCTGCCTGCTGTGACTTCATGTAGTCTTCCTCTAGCGCGGAGTAAGACGGCTGAAGCTGTTTGTACAGTTCAATCTGACTGGTAGCGGCCTGCTTGGCAATTTGATCCTGTAGAGTCTGATACTTGGGCTGATAGATCTTTTCGCTCTCGTACACCCTCGGAGCAAGATCAATCTGCGCTTGCAGGATAGATCGCATGGACTCCTGATAGTTAGGAGCCGCTGGTGCCGATACAACTTGAGTCTTACTTCCGCCCATATAAAAGTCTTTCTAGCTTTTGAGGAGTGATCTGTGTGGCATGATCATGTCTCCATGCCCAAACTTGATTGATAGGTACTTTACGTTGAAAAAACTGCCCAAACATTTCACCAACTGCCTCAGGCTCGCTTGCCCATGCCATGTGGATCGTCCAGACGCCATCCTGCTTGCGCCACTTCCAGTTGAAGTCGCTAACGCCGGGATGGGTGGTTGAGACGCCTGTGATCTTGCCGTCCCGCCGAGCAACGTAAATGCTGTCATGGACACCATAGAAACTAAGATAACCATCCACATCGTCTCGGGATACCTGTCCCAGAAGCTGAATATGGTTGCGGCATTGTTCATAAAGCGTGTCTACAAGTTGTTCCCAGTCTTGGACTGTCATTAGGTTTTGACGATAAACATCAAGGCTACGTTGCGTGGGCGCGTCTCGGCAGTGCCAGTTGAGCTTGTTGCTGTAACACTATATACGATATTTGGCCTTGAGTCCGAATACGAGGACACTCCGCCTATTGATGAAACAAATGACAAAGATGCTTTTTCGTAAGTATGAGTGTGAGCCTGCATGGACTGCGCTTGAGCAGACAAAAGCGCACGATTAACGTCAATGTCGCGGCCATTATCCCATCCACGGATAAATTCACCTCGCAAATCGGGAAGGTTAGTCCCAAATAACGCGATAAGGTTAGGATAGCCAGACGTAGACTGTCCATTGCATTCTAGCCACCCCGCCGGAACCGTGTCTGTACCCCACATTACAATTGAACCAGACAGCACGGTAGCCGATGCTATAGCATCTACATATCCCCTGCTTGCCGCTGTAGCCGCCGTGGATGGCGTGCTGTTTACTAGTATCAGCGGCCCAGTCATCGTTCCGCCAGAAGTTGGCAAGAAACCATTAACAATAGATGCAAATAGCTGTTTAATGCTATTAATAGTATATTTAAATAAGTCGCCAGTTCTTTCGACTATAACATAATCATTCTCTTCAGGAGTGCTTGTGGGCTGTGCAGAGATAGCACCGGGAAGTAGTTCCGCATTATCAACATGAGCATTCAAGTTTGCGGCAGTCACTTGATTAGTACCCGGAGCTGGGTAATCGACGTAAGTTGTACCTTTTTTGATCTGTAATCCGGGCATAATCTACTCCTGTGAAATCATTGGTCTATTGGTTGCTATAGCATAAACAGCAACACTCTTCAAGGCTGGTCTTCCAACTACAAAATTAACCGTGCAAGCTATCGACGTTCCACGAGCAGCGATGCGAGGGCGCAAAGTCCCGTCTGAAGTGCCGCTAAAGCTGTACTCAAGCACAGTCTCGGTGGCATCCGGGTCGTAAGTAGTCGAGTCAATCCGCACAAAGTCGTTTGCGACGTTGTTAAAGGTAAACTCGCCTCGGCTAAACCGCTTCTCGGAAGTCCCCCCAAAAGCGTACTCCCTAGTCTTCACAGACGCAGGAATGTGGACGAAGTTCTGTGTGCTGGCTATCAACGTCGATGGTGTAATCTGAGACGACTGCGGAAACAGATTGAACGGTAGCACTGGCAGCGCGTTGGATGTGTTGAACTCGTCACCCTCGACCTGCTCCTCTGACAGGAACACGCCACCGTACTGGCCAGAGCCAGCAAAGTTGGTGATGATCATCAGCCGCCGTTGATTAATATACGCAGACAAGATCAAGTTATCTGAGAATAACCCAGTAGGATAATAGTCAATCGACTCCCAGTTCTGGTTCAGCGTATTGTATACAAGGATCTTGTCGTTCCTTACTGACGGAGTTGTCCCCGTAATAGTAGGCATCGCAATATAGAAGCGGTTATTATAGTAAGCAGCTACCGAGTTTTGAACAGAGTCGTAGTTAACAGTGTCAAAGAAGTCTGCAATTGGCTCACTGAGCGGCAGCGTGTTGCCTAACAACTTTAAGTCAAGCTGGGGCGTCAGCATGTGAACGCCGTTGGCAGACAGGAAGAACACGAACTGGCCGGCAGCTACAATCGAGCGCCTAGCCAAGCAGCCGATTTCAGTCGTAACCACCGTTGTGCTGCTGTTGGCACCGGGAGGTGAGTTAATGTCAAAGTTGTCAGTCTCTACGAAAACAACGTATATGCTGTTGGTCATAAAGACCAAGAACTGGTCCTGCACCCACGGCAGCACCCCTACAATCGAGTCGTTCCCGCCGGTATTGATGACAAAGTTGTTCAGCGTCGTATCGCATTGCTCACTTAAGATGTCACTAACAAGCATCTGATAGTCGCCATACTTGAGAATCAAACGGTTCTGAAAGTACAAGCCAAAGTCCGCACAAGGCACAGATTGCGTGATGCCTGTAACCGTTCCACCATCTACGGTAAACTTTTGCTCTGCGTAAACTAGATCCGCAAGTCCATCTTGCCATACAAGCGGCGGCAATCCCCGTCGAGCTGTCCACCCTGAATCACTTGGCCGTGCCGCAAATGTCGAACCAGTGTTGTTTTCCCACTCAAAAGTAAACGTAGTTGGACTAGTTACTGTGATAACATAACTGCCAGTAACCGCTTGTCCGGGGCCATCGCTGCCGTCCGTTAAGCCAACCGTAACTTCATCATTGGTCGAATAACCGTGTGGCGTTTCAGTCGTGATTGTAATTATACCCGTTTCGTCATCTAATATACTGGCATTTGATTCGGTAGCCGCAAACGTCTTCTTGTCGTACTTGCCGCGAAAGATAAATATCTTGTTTAAGGCCGTAACAACGTCACAAATGCCACCTTCTTGAATTACACGATCTGGAGGAAAGTCATAAGGCCCATACAACACCTTAATATCTTGCCCTTGAGCAGGCTTGTACAGGTACATCCTGTCCGTAAATACCAATACAATGTTGTCGCGCCCGTCAGCGTCAACGTACAAACCCGAGCCAACCATTATCAGGTTGATAAGGTCGTTGTCAGTAAGACGTTTGGTGCCCTTCCGAGGCTGGGCAATGCCGCGCTGAAGTCGAGTGTTGAAGCACGCTTGCAAGATGCCGGGCCGCAAGTTTGCAGGGTCAAGCCTACTGGCAAAACCCAGAAACATGTCATCACCTTCTGCCTGTGCTTCTTGTGCCATTGTTACTTAGGTGCAATCATCTTTCTTACAGCAAACACTGTAGGAAGCATGTAATTCTCGGACTCTGTTTCCGATTCTTCGCCTTCTCCGGCCAGTTTACCAAGCTTATCAGCAAGCCTCTGTAGATCATCGCGAATCTCAAGCATACGTTCCCTGTGCATGTCTTCCCTCTCGGAGTCATCCTCCTCTTTTTCCTCGTAACCTTCACCGCAGCCGCATTCAGAGCATGTTCCATCTGACTCCATTGGGGACTCACAGTCTGGACAGCTACGGCCTTTTTTGCCGTTTGGGCCGTAAAGAATGTCCATCATTGATTTCATTGACTTAGGCATAGGTTAGGCGATTAAAGATTTGTTGGCTTCCTTGCGAGTGCGGAGCTCAGCAAGAGAATAAGGAGTATCGTACTCAAAATGAGGCGCATCGTATAGCGATTTAAAGTTGCCACCCCAGCGCAGCTTGTGCTTTGTACACAAGGTTGAAGCGTGTTTATGCATAAGGTCAGCGAGCTTTGCGTCAGCGGGTGTGCTGCCATCCATGTACACTTTACCCTTGAATACGCCGCAGTCGATGGCGAGTCCGAAGTTGTGCATGGACGATCCTGGCTTGGCATTAGTCACCTTTGGCCCCGGAGCCGTGCGCCCTTTGGCGTACAGCGCCGCTTGTTCCTCGAACGTCCTAGTTCCGCAGATAACCTTGTAGTCCAGTCCATTTTGAGCAACCAGTTCTTTAGCGTCCACGATGAACGCGATAAAAGCGTCCCTGACTTCAGGTGACAGCGTCGCTATGAACTTGGCTGACCGTTCGTCAATCATTTGCGGAGCAGTTTGTATATCTTAGCCAGCGTATAAAAGATTGCGGCAATGCCACCCAAAATGCGAACTGTCTGCTCGATCTCGCTTAAAGACAATGCAATTGCGGCTACGTTTATGCCCAAAACAGAGCCAATTTCTTTAAGATCGTCTAACATTTCACCGGGGCTTTCCATTGCATTACCTGTGTTGAGATTGTTTGGCGACAGAGGCGGCATCGAGTAACTCCAGTTCAAGTTTCTGGTATCGGGAGTCTGAATGCCATTTCTGCGCCACCTTAGCAGTGTACGTCTGACCGGCCCGAAGCTCAAGTATCTCCTTGCTGGGTGGATACAAGTATCTTGCTGGAACGTGTGAACTGGTAGCGCAACCTGTCAGCCAAAGCATCACGGCCACTGGCCCTAGCTTCAATGATCTGAGTTTCGATATCATCGCAGTACTTAGCTATGTCACGTTCCAACTCCCATGAAGCCCGTTTAGCCTTGATCTCCAACCACAGGCGTACTATTTGCAGCAGGCTTGGTATCATTTGATTCCTTTCGGAAGACGTTGATCATGCCGATTAATGCCAACCCAGTTGTCAAGATGGCCTCCTGCATCTCTGGGTGCAACTTTAGGCCAACTGCTGTGAGTACAGCAAACAAACCGCGCCATGTGGATGGCTCTTTGAGCCGTTCTAGTAGGTATTTCATAGGATTAGCACTTCCAGCGTTTCATACTTGCCTTAGCCCGTTCTGCTGGGCCTTTAGCCTTGGCTACGACACCAGCCATTCTAGCACAGAAGCTCTTCTTGCGGCCAGCTTCAGCTTTTGTCTTTGGGTTGGGAGCGGGAGCCTTTAGGTTGCTGCCTGTGGCCCTGTTGTATTTGGCTCGACCTTTGGCTGTAAGTCCTGCGCCTTTAGACACGGGAAGCTTTTCACCTCGGCCAACTGCTAGGGATACGGATTTTCTTGGCATAAATTAAGGGATAACAACCCAAGACAAAGACTCCTCACTCCAAGTATATCTAGCGCCATCAGTTGGATAAGGCACAGGAGGTTGCCAGTGACATGTTTCCTCGTCTAGCACCCATGATGGATACGGTTGCGGAGAATAAAAAGCATCCCTGACGCTATCATAAATATCTCCAATTCCAGCGTAGTTCTTTCGTAAAGGACGTCCTTCTGGATGTTGCCCAGCGTGTGTGTTGTAGCTGGTCTGAACCCATTGACCGGGAATAGAGTCAATAAAGTCTTGTTCCGCAACGATAACTCGTTGCACTACACCGTCGATGATTTCAGCAAAGTGTGCCATATTTTAAGAAGTAAATGTCAATCTGCCAGAAGAAGTAAATTCGTGATATGTGTAGCCGCCGTCTTGCGTGATGGTGCCTCCAGTTGCGCGTGGAGTACCAAGGTAACGGACCTTTACAACGCCAGAGCCGCCATTTCCTCCAACTGTATATTGAAAGTCAGCGCCACCACCATTTGGCCAACCAGCTCCACCACCACCGCCCGTGTTGACAGTTCCAGCTTCAGCAAAAATACTTAAAACAGAATTTGCCCCCCTTCCGCCTCCTCCTGCACCACCGGAGCCACTTAGGTAAGGACCACCTCCTTCAGGTGCGGTTCTATTTCCTCCTCCACCGCCTGCTCTGGTAATGCTATCAACCCAAGTTAATCCATCCCCGCCTTTTGCTGTTGTGCCTCCAGTCGCTCCAGCTTCGCCTGCGCCACCTCCTCCACC